AGAACTATAGAGAGGTTAAAGAAATGAAATTAATTGTAGAAAGTAGTTACGAATTAAATCCTTTAGTACAAGAAGAAATTAATGAAGCTACTGGTAAAACACAAAAAAATTATTACTTAGAGGGTATTTGTTCTACACCTGAAAAGAAAAATAGAAATGGTAGAGTTTATCCTAGACATATTTGGGAAAGAGAAGTAGAACTTTACCAAAAAGAGATAGAAAATAATACTATAAATACTCTTGGAGAGTGGCAACACCCACCTAGAAGTGATATTGACCCTATGAAAGCAGTTATAAGAATAACAGAATTAAAGTTTAAAGATGACGGTAATGTATGGGTAAAAGCCAAAATTCTTAATGATAACTCTGATATTACTAATAAACTAAAAGCTCTTATAGATGAGGGTATGAAAATAGGTATTAGCACAAGGGGAGTGGGTAGAGTAGGTTCTAATGGTATCGTAGAAGAATACAAACTTATAACAGCTGATTTGGTTGATATGCCTAGTGATTATAATGCTAATCTAAACGGTATTGTCGAAGGATATACTTATGAAAATGGTATTATGCTTGATAAAGATTATGATATAGATGAAAATGGTTGTATTGGTGAAGTATGTGGATTAAATGAAAAAGATAATACATCAAATACAACAGACAAATGTCCTATACAAGAAAAAATAGATATTGCTATTGAAACTCTTTATAATAAAATTAAAGAAGAAACCAAACAAAATCTTAAAACAATAGAAGAAAGTATATATAAAAACACATCAGAATATCTTTCAGAGTGTGGAATTGGTATTGTAGAAAATAAAGATGAGAAAAACGATTTAAAAGAGAGTTTAATTAAATTAGCTGATATGTTGAAATAAATGTTTTTATACTTTATAAATAATATTAGTTAATATAAGATAAAGATTACTTCTAAGAAAAATACTTTTTGACCGAAAATGTCATTAAACTAAGAAGTAATTTTTATCGATAAAAATTAAGGAGACAATAATGAAAGAACTTTTAGAAAGTTTAGAAGTTTCTGAAGATGTAAAATCAATACTTACTGAAAGTTTTGATAAAGCTGTACAATCAGAAGTTACTAAGCTAGTAGAGTCTAAAGAAGCTGAATATAAAGAATATTTAGCTGAAGAGATACAAAAATCTCAAACAGAACTATCTGAACAATTAGATAGTTATCTTGAAAGAGTGGTAGAAGAATTTGTAAAACAAAATACTTTTGCTATTGATGAGAGTATCCAACGAGAAAAATATGATGCTGTACTTGAAGGTTTTGAATCTTTACTTACAACTGTTGGTGTAGATGTTGCCACTATCGCTGAAGCTAAAGAAGAAGGCTCAGAAGTACAAGAACTTATGGAAGCCAAAGAGGAAGTATCAGAATTAGCTGATAGTCTTATGGAAGAGAACATTAAACTTAAAGAACTTAATGCTGAGTTACTAAAAACAGGACTTATCAAAGAACAAGCTGAAACATTAACAACTGTTGAAAAAGATAAATTCTATAAATTAGCAGAAGTATTAGATTTTAAAGAAGAAGATGCTCAAGGTTTCTTATCTAAACTAGAAACACTTAGTGAAGCAGTTAAATCTAAAGGTAAAGAAAGAGTTACTGAAGGTTTGATTACAGAAAACAAAGAACAAACTGTAACTGAAAAAGTAAAAGAAATACAAGATAATAAGGTAAAAGACATCAAAGATATGATTTTTGGTGCTTCACATCTTTATAAATAATATAAAATCAAGGAGATATAAATGGAACTTTTAACAGAAAAATATCAAGAGTTACTAGAGTCGAAATCTATGCCTAAAGTAGCTAGTAAAGAAATGGGTGTAACTGCTCTAATGCTTGAAAACCAAGCTAAAGAAACTGAAAGGTTAGTAACAGAAGCAACTGTAAGTACAGATGTAGCGCCTTTTATTCCAATCTTTATGCCATTGGCAAGAAGAGTACAACCAACACTAATTGCTAACGAACTTGTGGGTGTTCAACCACTTAATACACCAACAGGGTATATTTACTCACTAGCATTTAGATATACAGGTGGTGGTCTTAATAAAGATGATAGAACTGGTAACAGAATTTCACCAGTAGCTGGTGGACAAATTCTTCAAGTTGTTTATGAAGATGGTAAATCTGTAGCAAGAGGAGAAGCAGTTAAAGTAGGTGGTGTTGATACTAATGTTATCTATTTTGAAGATGATTTAATCCTTATTGATTCTAAAATCGCAAGTGCTGGACAAGAGGTAAAAAATGCGGCTGATGAATTGGTAGCAACAGTACAAGCAACATTCTCTAATGAATTAAGCTTTAGAAAAGTACTTAAAGGATACACAGGAAGTTTACCAACAACAGAAGCTGAAATTCTTGGTTATGATATGAATGAAATTGGTTTTGAACTTAAACAAACACAAGTAGGTACAGAGTCAAGAAAACTAAAAGCTGAATACACAGTAGAAATGTACCAAGATTTGAAATCAATGTTTGGTAAAAATGCTGATGAAGAGCTTATGAATATGATGGCTGTTGAGGTTCAAAATGAACTAGACAGAGAAATTGTACAAAAACTTAATAGCTGGGCTTCAGTAGCTCCTGATTTTAAAATTGGTGGAACAGACGCAAGTGGTTCTAGTAGATTTGAGTTGGAAGGTATGGCTCACTTAGGTGTTAAAATCGCTAATGAAAGTAGAGAAATCGCTAGACTTACAAGAAGAGGTGCTGGTAATGTATTACTTGTATCACCTAAGGTGGCTACGGTTCTTGAACAACTAAAAGGATTTAAACCTATGGAAGTAGAATCAAATGTTGATGCCACAGCAGTTGGTGTATCAGTAATCGGTTACTTTAATAAAATGAAAGTTGTTATGGATGCTTTTGCTAGTCAAGAGTATGTAACGGTTCTTTATAAAGGCACTGACAGAAGGGATTCTATCGGATTCTATTGCCCATATATTCCGATTTCTTTCACAAGAGTAGTACACTCTGATAATGGTCAACCTGCTATTATCCTTAATAGTAGATATGGTATTAAAGAAAACCCTCTTAATGCTGATAATGAAGGTATCTATGCTAGAACATTCAATGTAAACTTTGAAGATAGTTTCTTAGCATAATTATATAGAGCTTAGGCTCTATATATAAAATATTTTTACTAAGAAATCTCTATTAAAGAAGCAAAAGATTTTTTAGTAAAAATACTTATATATGGATATTTTAGATTCAAACACTAAAAAAATATATACTAAAAGATATTTGGTTGTGGGGATTTAGTATATGTGAAAGAATACAAATAGAAGAGTTTTATACTCTTCTTAACTTACTGTTACATAAACAGCATATTATATTTTGATTATTTTGTATTTTATTATGTGTGATGGTAGAAATTTGATGATTATATCCACAATCACAAGTATAAGCAAACCTTTTAATATTTCTTTTAACTCTTCTATTCTCTATAACTTTACTACTATTAAAACCTTTAATAGTAGCCTTGCCATCAATACCAAACAATCTACAAATACTCTTAAACTCTTTACCGTGAGGTTTAACAAAACTACCATATAATTTTTGTGTTACATAATGAGAATATTCGTGGACTAAAACAGTATCAATATATAGTTCTTTGTATTCTTTTAAAAGTTCTATATCAAGATGTATAGTATCTTTAATAGGATTATAATAACCTAAAGTTCTTGTAGATTTAGAGTCATACTTTATAATAGGTGTATCTATAAGTACTTTAGTATTAGGGTAAGTATCATTGGTTATTTTCTTTAATTCTAAAAGTTTATCTATTACCTTATCTTGTATTTCATCTATTGTGTATTTCATTTAATATCCTTTTCTTTAGATAATAGTATTATAACATAAAACATTATATAATAAGCTTAAATAATTAAATTAGAAACTTATTTTATATGATGTGAGATAAGCTAAATGTTTTAATCCATCTAAATTACAAAAATGTTTCTCAAATAATTCTTTTGCTTTTTGTAATGATTATAATCACTAAAATAATATTTTAATCTTTTTTCTATTATATTTACCCTTTGATTTGTAGATGAGTGAAACCATACTGAATAGATAAAATTTATTAATTTTTTATGAGCCTTTCTATATTTAATTACAAAAACTCTACTTCAAAAGTTTCTGTGGGATATGGTATATCACAATAATCATCCACATCATTTATATAATCAGCATATTCTGAGTCATCATATACTTCTATAACACCATTTATATTATGTTTATTAATATATCTTTTTAAATTTCTCTCATTATAAAATAATGGATGTGTGATATCTTTATAAGTACTTTCATCTTGAGTATTTGAGTATTCTTTTATTACATAAGTCATTTAATATCCTTTTCTTTAGATAATAGTATTATAACATAGTTATCTTAAAGATAAGCTTAGTTTTTTAAACTCATATACACTTAAAGTATTTATTTTATCCTTACCATACACTTTAGTTATTCTTTCTAACACCATTTTAAAATCTTTTAAATTCATTTAATATCCTTTAAGTTTAGTAGTTTTGTTTTTTTTAGATAATATAATTATAACATAACGAACTTAAAATTAAATTATTTTATTAATTTTTTTCTCTTATATATAAAAATATATACTTTTTTTTAAAAATAAATTATAGTTATATAAATGTATTTCTTTTTAAAGGTTTATATTTACCATCTATATAATACTCAGCTTCAAGAGTTTTATTTTCTAATTTTTCTTTTATAAGAACATAATAATTTAAAAGGTATTCTATCTCACCATCACCTTTGGGTATAGATTGGTTAGTAACCATACCACTATCAGCATTTTCACCAAATTCCATTAATATCTTTTCATTTTCTATGTAGTTTTTTATATAAGGATTAAAACAATAGTATATATTATATTGTAATAATTCAGATTTACCTAACTTATATATTTTAGTTTTAGGTATTTTTTTAGATAAATCCATAAGATATGATTGTGATTTGGCTTTAAAGAATATAAGATATTTTTTCTTATCTATATTTAATAAAGGTTTAGGTGTAATATACTTTTTAACTAATTTATCTTGACCAGCTTTTCTTCTTAGATATAGAGCTTCATTGGGATATGTTGGTTTTATGACTGATACAAGAAACTTTTTATCATCAAGACTACAAAAATCATAATTAACAAATGTAGGTAAATCTTCTTTATATTTAAGTTTAACATATCTATAATAAGGTTGTCTTAT